CTGGCGTTCCATACGGTCGGCGTGTTCGCCACGGGCAAGCTGCTTCTGATACTCAGCTTTGTACGGGCGTGGTGATTTGGTGTAAGGCATAACTTACTCCACGATATGTTTTTGTTTCATCTGAGTGAGTTTACTCCTGACCTCGTGCATCAGGGAACCATCACGCAGCAAGATGTTTACGATTAGACCAGCAACCATTTGTTGAATTTTTCCACGGTCACGACTGTCCATGGTCTGTTCGGCCATACGCAGGTTCAACTGGTGGATTCGCTCGTCTTCGGTCGGATCGATCAGCCGCATCAGGGACATCACTACGCGCTTGTCTACCTCACGCTCCATCATCAACGCGAGAGTTGCGGTGTCTTGAGTAACTTCTTCCATCACGCTCTCCCATTATGCGGGCATGATAAAACGACGCAATGCTTCTTGCACAATCCTGACGTGCGAGGGTTCCATACGTTTGTCTCGTATGCGGCCTTCATGCGACCGTAATCGGTCAACCACTTCTCCCACATCTCGCCCTCGCTGTTGCGGGTGTACTCGGCGCGGATGAACGCACCGGCCACCACAAACAACAACCCTGCCTTGACGTACAACACCTCGGGAAAGTGCTTGAACACGGCCAGCGACATCAACTCCAACTGGCCTTTGTCGGCGTACTTGGCGCTCTTACCTGTCTTGTAGTCAAGCACCCGCGCCATGCCCTCATCGTCAATGATGATCAGGTCAGCAATACCGCGCCACCACACATTGGGATCTTTGAACCCGCACGGTGCAAGATCAGCGGTCAGCCCCATCTCGTACTCGCATAACTTCACACCGGGCAGCTTGTTCAACTTGTCCAAGACATTCTGTGCGTAAGCAAACTCCGGCGGTAGCGGTTCACCTTCACGTATGTACAACTCGGCGGCTTCGTGGAAACGTGTGCCATAGAGCAAGTGCTCAGCGTTGTGGTCTTCCTCAAAATCTTTGGCGACTTTCAAGTGATAAAACTTCTTCGGACATTGTTCAAATGTCTTAATCGACGAGAAGGACCATGCGGGTATAGTTACCATGAAGTTTTCACCTGATCCTCACGTATGGCTGCGATAGCCATCCGAACTTCGACGATAGCTTGATAGCCCGCCTCGATTGCACCGCGATGATCGTGCGAGAGCATTGCATTGTGTAATGCCTTCAATGCCCGCTCGGCCTGCAACACCGGGTGCGCGTAGTCCATGAAAACGTCAGCAGTCTCCATACGATTTCCCAACTCCTGATTCACAGTTAACCGGCAATCCCTTGGCCCAGTCAGGCACCCAACGCATCGACTCCTCGACGTAGGCCCGGGCGTCTTCCACGTCCACATCTCGCACGCACACGGCGATGGCGTCGTGTACAGTCAGCACCACCTTGTACCGCTTGTGGATACGTAACATCTGCTCAGCAATGATGCAGCGTGCGATGGCTTGGCACACGTTCTCAATTACTTTGCCCCCGTAAATGCGCGTGCGTCCCTTGCGGGTCTGATAGTGAAACTCGATACCCTTCTCACCCTCAGAAATTTTCAAGTCATCGTACCGCATCAGCAGCCCACTGGGTAGTCGTATCGCTGTCTCGGCAGGCACCACCTCCAACACTCCGGCCCGACCCAACGGTGCGGGATCACCCCGTGACAAGTTGACCAGCACATTCTGGGCTTGTCGCCACAGTCGCGTGATGTTGTCGTTGGTGCGCCGATAGATGTCGATGATGCGTCGGGCTTCGTCCAGCTCCATGTCCACGCCAAACGTCTTTAGCTGCGCTTGGAACTTCACCGCCCCCATGCCGTACCCTGCACCGAGAATTGTGGTCTTACCGATGAACCGTTGATCTTTAGTAATCTGATCTTCAGCCACACCGTAGATCGCCGCTGCCATCTTTCTGTACACGTCCTCCTTGTTGGCGAACGCTTCCACCAAATCGTCCTGCTCGGCCAGCCACGCCAGCACCCGCGCTTCAATCTGCGATGAGTCTGCGTCGATCAATGTGTGCCCGGGCGGTGCGACGATGGCTTTCTTCAACTTGTTCGCATTCTCCCCACGGCTCGGCAGATTCTGCATGTTGATCTTGTCGTCCCCACCGAACCGACCTGTATGCGCAGCGTAGTAGCGGATGGGCACAGGCAAGTTGCCACGCGATGCGATCTCGATGAACCGTTGCGTGCGGGTCTCCTCCAGCGTTGACTTGTTACCCAGCCTAGCCGCAATGAGCGCCTGCACCCGCTCGTCTGGGTGCTCGGCCAACGCCTTGAATGACTCGTCGTTCTTGGCGAACGCGTAAGTCTGCTCGCCTGTGGCCGGACTGACTTTCATCGGCGGCTCCACCCCATACCCTCGCAGCAGCTCGGCAAACTTGTTATTACTCATCAGGTCCGCACGGTCCGCTGCACAGTCGAGCAGTAGTCGTTCTTTGCGAGCAACCGTCTCGTTAAGATGTTCCTCCAGCAACGTCTTATTTAATTCAAGAACAGGCTCAATGAACATGCGCAGGGTCAGGTCGATGATCCGCAGCTCTTGCTTCGGAAACTTCTTAGACATCCTCTGGAACAACTTGTACGTCAGGTTCACGTCGTTCAAGCAGTAGTCCCCGTACCGACTCAAATCGGCCTCGCTGAAGTTCATGCGACGCTTACCGATGGCGTTGATGACCTCAGTCCCCTTCTCGCCTAACCCGTACCGCTCGACTAACGCTTTGAGGCTACCCCCCACCTCTACCCCATGCAGGGCACGTGCCATGCACAGGGTGTCCAGCCAACCGCGAGGATGAATGCCGAAATGCCATGCGAGGATGGCACCGTCAAACATTGTGTTGTGCGCAAGGACAAACGAGTCGACCCAGTTGAACGATGTCTGCAACCACCGCTTAACGTCTTCGGGTTCTCCGCTCGCCCACTGCGCAGGTGTGTCGTTTACTTTCACACCTACGCCGATCACTTCAAACTGCGGGCTGCGTACGTACTCCTCGGTTGTGATCTTTGACAGTGAATAGTCCCTGTCGTAGTACGTTTCGAAATCAATCGTGATCAGGTCCATGATGGTGCTTCTTTCCGGATGGGTTTGTCCCACGCATCAACCGCAGGGGCAGGGGTGTCTCCGGCCATGCTGATCTGGTCGGGGTCGTATCGGGGGCGGCGCACGCGGAACTTGAAGAACTCACGCAGCTCCGGTTCGTTTTGCGCCAGCTTGCGTGCATACAGCGCACGGTAGTTGTTGTTTAACTTGAGTCCGTCGTCACTGATAGTCTGCACTGCGTGCTCATAGCGCAGCACCTCAAACAGCGCAGCGATCCCATACGAATCACGCCCGGTGCGTTTCAGTCGTAGGGCCATACCACGCAAGTGCGTGTACACCCACGGGTTGTCTGCGTCAAAGCGCAGGAATTCCCGCTCGATACGATCATCAAGCATAGCGGTTCTCCATCTCGTTCAGTTTCTGTATGTAGTGCAGTGCTTTGTTTCCATCGTCATCCCCTTTACGGCCTTGGCGCATCGAATACTTGATGATGTTGCCCTTGAGGAATCCGATGAACTCTTCGTGCGTGAGCACAGCCTCCATCACCGTCCACGGCTGCACCGCCATGTCTTTGTAATGTGAGCCACCCACCTGCGTGTCATCTGCTTTGGCTATGATCTCAGCCAGCGTCTTCTCTACCATAGCGCCTCCTCCACATCATCCGGCGTTGCGTGTTTTTTCTCGTGCTTGCGCCCCCATTTGGCTAACTCCTTCGGGTCCACTTCCCCAAAGGGCCATGCGGGATACGGCAAGGATGCGTTCCAGCGCATCTTGGAGTCGGCTATTTGCTGCGCTGGCTCCGGCAAGGGCTTGTCTAAGTTGCTCATTCTCATCCTTCAGTTGTTTGTTTTCGTGCTCCAACTCGGCCACCATCAAATCAAGTTCGATTTCATCCTTCATTGTCATTTGCGCATGCTCCGCAAGAACATCGCAACCTGCGTCGTTGCTACTTCTATTGCTGCGTTCCATCCGGCAACGTATGCATCGTTTGAATTGGCTTGGCGTTGGGCTTGCGTCTTCATGCCATCGATGAACCCACGCTCGTACTCGGGGTCCAGTTTGTTGTCTTCTTGGTTTTCCATCAGCGGCCTCCAGCTTTACGGGGTGTGGTGTTGAGAAGTGCAGTCTGCAAACGATCCGCATCGCGGTCGTTGTAAAGCGGTGGGCGAGGCGTGTACGCCCAGCCAATCTTTACCTTGCCTGTGTCGTAAGGCGGGTTTACCCGACCCTTGGGCTTCTTCACAGTGAGTTGATCCACGGTGTAACTCCTTCTAGGTTGTCTTCATTAACGACCAGCACTGCACCACCTTGGGCGGTGATGTCAGACAGGTTCTTCTGTTGCAGCGGAGTCGGTGTGTTCCTCCCCGCTTTGCATTCGATGGCAAAAAACTTTCCGTTGTAGCACCCTACGATGTCAGGCACCCCGCTACTGCCGTATCCACCCGTGACGGGGTAGAAGTAATAGGCACCGAGTGTCTTGAGTTGTGCGACAACCCGGCGCTTGACCTTGGCCTCCGGGGTCATGTGTTCCTCCGTTTAAGTTCTTTCTCGTGCGCCTCCATGATGTCCGCTACATACGGTTTGTTTTCCGTAGAAATTTTTAGGCGCTCTTCTTTCGTCAGCCCGACCCATTTCTTTGGTTCTTGCGCTAATCCCTGAACCGTGGCCCACGCTTTGTCCCATGCTATGCACCACATCTCGTAAGAACCGTTGAGCGGGAACTTAAAGTCAGAGTTCTCCTTCATGAATGCCTTGACATCTTTACGTTTAATGAACGCTTCCCATGCTTTGTCACGTTCTTTGTTTTGTATAGGGATGTTGTTTAGCTTCATAGCTTTTATAACCTCAACCGGGTCTTTGTCTACTCTGTCGTCATAGCAGGAACATCCTCGTTCCCAACACTCGTTGCTAACCAGCATGATTCTTTTCCTTTAACCTTGCATCAACTAGGCGCACAACTTCAGTCAACGTGGCAGGCCACAATTCATTCTTTATGTCTTCTTCTGTCAGCCCGACCCATTCTCTCGGCTCTGTGTACAGAGGCACCGTATGCGGCGGATCTGGCTCCATCACAAAACAATCCGGCCAGCCATGAATACGGCTATCAGCGTAGGCAACGGGCGTCGCTTTCTGCCGCGCACAGACCAAGCAGCCATCACCGGGAATGATCGCTTTCCAGCCGCACTCCTCGCACAACTCAAGGGCGGTCTGGTCGTACGGCTCTTGGCGCGGTGCGGTGTATAGGGGCCGCACGTTAAAACCGTTCTCTCGTGTGATGTCATCCTGAGATTGCGTAACCCAGTCCCGGATCACTTCGTTGTCTGACAGAAAGTCATACATCCAAGCCACCGGAGCCTGCTCGATGGCAGCGCGGAGGGCTGCTATGGCTTTCTTGCCAAGCCATTCCTGATTCAATTCAGCGTCTTCTGAATCCATCTCTTC